CGTCCGCGACCTTGTGAAAATCGGCGGCCCCCTTGTCCGCCCCCTGGACATCGACTCGTGCGGTAAGATGCTGCTCGCCCGCCATACCGCTCTCCTATGCCGCCGCGAATACGAGGAGGCGGTCGCCAGAAGTTGCGGCACGGAACTGCTCGACCTCGAATAACTGACCGGCCCCCTCGACGTGCTCGGTCCAGGTCTGGAGCCCGTTCGCGAACTGTTGGAACTTCGCCCGCTTGCCGGCGACGAACAGGTCAATGCCTTCGGCCTCCTCCGGCGGTGGCCTCTTCGCTTTAGCCGATTCAGCCTTCGGACGCCATTTGTGGGGGGTGAGTTTTCGAGGGCGGCTTCCGACCGCTTCAAGGCCTACGGCTGACAGCAACCGACTCGGGTGATAGCTCTTGGCGATGTACTCAGGATGCAACGTCATGACGGCAACTGCGTATTCGCGTGGGCACGCCGCCGCCGGCAGTTCCGCAATTGCGACCGCCGCTTGTCGAACCTGCGGCGTGAGTCGCTCCTTGGCCTCTGCGAACGTGTAGGGCGGCCTGGATGTGCTTCCGCCACGCGGAAGTTCAACCGGCTTGGTAAGGTTCTCGCCGTTGCCGAGCAGAAAGTTCGTCGTCTTCGCCATCGTTCACACTCCTACAACTCAAGGACGAGAGCGGGCTGTGGCCTTTCGAATCGTGTCCCGGCTCACTCCGGTCAGGTCGTGAATCTGCCGCTGCGAGAGACCGAGCTTCGTTAGCGTCGAAGCGACAGCACCCCGCTCTGAGCGGGGCAGGCCGCCGATGCGACGCCTGACCAAGTCGTGCAAGGACTCTTCGAGGGAGTGCCCGCGAATGACCGCGTTACGTCTCATCGCGGTGAGTTCACGCTCGATGTCGCTAAACGACAAACCCTGAAGAAGAGAAGCCAGCGTGCCATTCCATTCCGTGGGAAGCGAACCGTTCGGCCCCCAATATGCCGCTATCGTCTTTCCAACCGCCTCGCTATCCGGCATCGGAAATTCAATCTTCATCTCGAATCGTCGCCAGACCGCTTGGTCGAGCAGGTCCGGGTGATTCGTTGCTGCGACCAGCAACCCCGTGGCAGGCCAGTCGTCTATCTCCTGCAACAGCACGGTTACTAGTCGCTTGAGTTCGCCGACTTCAAGGATGTCGTCGCGTCGCTTAGCGACGGCGTCCAACTCATCCAGCAAGAGAATGCAATCGACGCTCTTGGCGTAGTCGAGAACGTACCGCAGGTTGGTTCCGGTACGCCCCAGAAAGCTGCTCATCACAGCCGAGAGGTCCAGCACAACAAGCGGTTGCTCCAGCCGCCACGCCAGCCAGCGAGCGGCGAGCGATTTGCCGACTCCAGGCGGGCCGGTGAAGATTACGGTTCGCGTTGGGGCCAAGCTGGCCTCGGCAAGTTCGTCTTGTCGTTGACGTTCCTGAACCAGTTGCTCTAATCCGCTTCGGACGCTCGCCAACCAAACCGGCTCGATATCGAGGGCCGAGACGTGGTCAAGGCGAACCAAGTGCAGTCGCGAGTCGAGGTCAACGGGGATGGGTGCCACGCTGTCGCGGCGGAGGGGCGATTCCCTGGTGGGAGCCTCGCGGAGCAATTCCGACAGGCCCTTGGCAACGTCGGGAATCGAGCCGCGATAGCGTTTCGCGAGGCGTCGGACGAGCATTTGCACGTCCTGCGGACGCCCGGCTAAGGCGAGCCGGGCGAGGTGGACTAAATCTGAGCTTGAAATCGCTTGTTTGTCCGCTTGGGCCATTTTTCGCTTTCCTCATCCACTAGACAGCGTACCACCTGGTGGACTAATATGCAATGCCTATCGTCAAAGTAGTCCACCTGGCTTGAGCCGACGGTCGGCTGGCCGGGGGGACAAGGAGAAAACGCATGCCAGGAAAAAACGTCCACGTGGTGAAGCATGATGACGGCTGGGCCGTCAAGAAGGAAGGAAACGAGCGGGCGTCGTCCGTTCACGGAACGCAGCAACAGGCCATTGACGCCGGCCGCGACGCGGCGAAGTCGGAGCGGTCGGAGCTCGTTATTCACGGTCGCGACGGGAAGATTCGCGACAAGGACAGCTTCGGAAACGACCCCTTCCCGCCCCGCGACACGAAGCACTAGCCGGCGTTCGCTCACAGTCACCGGGGCCGGCTCCACGGTTTCACCGGCCCGTGACATTTCCTCGATCTCGCGCTGCGTCCACCTTCCAACCCCCGCAACTACATTGCTGATAGCCTCATCGCGTAGGTGCGCCGGCAAGATGTCGCGCAGGACCGTCAAGAGTTCCCGCGCCGTCGCCACTTCCTCCGATGTAAACCATTTCTCCCTTCGTGTGCCCGACAGCTCATAAGCCTGTTGAACCATCTCATTTAGCTGTTCGGCTTGCTCAGTGTAGTAATCTAGCGTTCGTTTCTGCTGTTCCTCCAATTTGGCATGGGCCTCGCGGAGGCCATTGATCGCGCTAGTGAGCGCCATCACCCCCGCGTAGGCGATCCCGCCCGCCCCCAACAAGCCGAGCACCCCACTGTATTTCGAGATGCCCGATGCTAGAGCGGAGAAGGTGCCCTTGAGGCTTATATTCTTGGTAGCCAGATCGCCCGCGATCTTCGCGCCCTTTTCCATAGACGCAATGAACGCACCCAGCATCGGATTGACGCGAGAGCCTAATTCCGCGTAGTCGCCGACCGCCGCCGTTGCTTTGGTCTGAGCGGTAGTGAACTCGTCAAGAGGTGGAGCAGCTTCGGTTATCTTTTGGGTGAACCGATCCTGGGCGTCCGCGACCTTGTGAAAATCGGCGGCCCCCTTGTCCGCCCCCTGGACATCGACTCGTGCGGTAAGATGCTGCTCGCCCGCCATACCGCTCTCCTATGCCGCCGCGAATACGAGGAGGCGGTCGCCGGAATCCCCGGTCAGGACGTTGGTGGTGGTCCCATCGTCATCGACGTATGCACACGTCCCTGTCGCCGCTACCTGCGTGTACGGGTGCTGCATATCCCGGCCACCCTCCCGCCAGTTGATGTTCTTGACCGTCAGAGTCTGAGCGGCTTGCGTTCCAACGCCCTCCAGAGTCACGATCAGGGACTTGAGCGGATTCGCCAGCATGTAGGCCAGGATATCGGCGTCGGTGGCGGCATACTCTTTGGCGTACCGCAGAGTGGCAGCGACCGACAACTGCCAGCCAGAGATATCCACCGCCGAAAGCGCCACGTCACCGTCACCGTAGTCTTGCCGGACGATGGCGTTGGCATTCACCGTGAAGTCCATCGCGTGATACACGTCGATGCTGTTGTAGGTCACGGCAGTTGGCTTCCACAGCGATGCCGCCAGAACCAACGCCGGGACACTACCCGCCGCGATACCTCCCTCCGTCTTCAGAAGATCAGCGAAAGTATCGCTGTCATTTACCGCGCGACAGATTGCTTGGATCGTGCCCTGCGCGTAATTGCCCCGCGAGAATGCCATGCTCAGCGAAATCGGCACGGGATACATCAGGGACGCCTTTGACCACGTGGCCGCCCCTGATTCTCGACCGTACCAAACCCAGTCCCGGTTCGCCTCCAAGCCTGGACCTAGGAGTACCTTGGGGATCAGTTTCAGGATGTCGCGCGTGATCAGGGTGGCCCGCACGATCTGCCCAGCTTGATCGACCGCCGCCGGACCGCCAGCCCCGACCATGCCATCCTCTTCCGAGTCGATCTGATCGACGAAGCCCCGCGAGACTGTGATCCGCGAATTGCCCGCCAGCGTTGCGGTGTTCGCATCCGCCCCGCTCCAGCACGCGCAGTGCACTACTTCGTCGAACACCCGTTTGTTTACGATAGCAGCCATCAGCTTGCCTCCACTTCGTGAGTTTGAAACCGGCAGAGCATGACTGCGTTGCCGGACGAATGCCAGATAATCTCCGCACCTTGGTACATGATGATGTCCGAGTACCAGCCCAGGTTGGTCAGCAACTCCCCTTCCCCATCCACGGGCCGCTTGTTGTGTAGCGCGTTTATCAGTAACTCTCGCATCCGATTCGTACCTGGTTTCGTGCCATCGCCGCGCCGGGCTGTCCCTGGTCTGCGGTTCTTGATTCCGACCCACACATCATACTGCCCGTTCCGCCGGACAAGGCCCTCTTCCAGCGGCTCGGCAACGTCGCGGTTGAATCGCACCTGGACGGCCAGATCGCGCTTACCGTCTGACAGGTGGGTATTCACGAAGTCGATGGCCTCTTCGTCGGAGCCGTCCCAGGCCGCGACCTCGACCGCCTCGAATACCGCGCCGCTGTCCGTGATCGCCACGATGGTATCGACCAGCCAGTCCTCCACCTGCGATGCCAGGCTACCGTCAGTTGCCACATTCGGCCTCCCAAGCCTGCATCGCTGCCTGAAACGCCGCAAGGTCCGCAGCATCGCCGCAGGTTGCCAACTCTACCCAAGCAGTCCCATCCTCGGGCCACGTATGGATCGCGGCATGACTTTCACCCAGCAGCACCAAGCCCGAAAACCCGCTACCCGGGAAGGAATGGTGACAGGTGCCCATAACTGTGACACTGAGGCGGTTCACGGCTTCCAGAAACCGCTGCCAAACCAGGACCGAGTCGGCCACATCGATCCGCATGGTAAGCGAAACTGTGCGAACATGGTTCGTCATGCTAAGGCTTCCGAAACACAGACGATCGGCTTCTGCTGCCCGAACTCCAGCAGGGATGCCTTGATCGTTTCCAAGTTGCGCGGCGGGTGCATTCGCACGTTCGCCGGGTCTTCGTGCAGGTCCGCAATCGCTACCGTTTCGATTTCGAGCGTCATGGCATCCTCGCCTTTCAATCCTTCAACCCCATGAATGTAGGCCATAGTTCCTCGAAGATAGTCCGCCGGTCCTCAGCGTCCATGAACAAATAGGGCCGTGGCCTGTGGGTCACTGAGGGTACGAGGACGTACAGCACGCCCGTTCCGTGCCCTAGCGTGCCCTTATCGTCTACCAGATACCCCACCGCCTTGCCGCCCGGCTTCGCGGGCACGAATCGCAGAACCTCTTTCGCCGGGTCTAGGTGCCGGGGCATGATCCCGCCGCCCAGGCGCAAGGAACGCTTGCGGGGAATGGCCAAATACTTCCGGGGCGGTCGGGCGACGATAGTGCCCCCGTAGTGCACATGGGCCGCATACGGCAGATTCGAGCCGACCTCCACGCTAGTCAGACCTTGCCACCAGATTGTGTGCTCGGACCCACCTCCCTTGTCTGCCGCCGCCAGGCTGGCAGACAGCCGCCCCGTCCGCACCACGTCAGCACCCATGCTGAGCACCTGTGGTAGCCGCCGTAGAGCGGAACTCATGACATAGGCACCAGTAGTCTTCAGGAAGTCCGAAAGGTCATTCAGTCGCGCGGCTGAGCGGTGAAACATCTCCCGGTCGCCGGTATGATCCCAATGGATTGTGAGCGACCGGAGAGCCATGTTACAAGTCCTCCATGTTCTCCCGCGAAGCCGCCCTCGTAGCCGAATTGACCTCGATAGCCGGTGGGTCCGCCGTCGCCGATGCCGGAGTCCCCGAGGCTGCCGGGAGAGGATGCACGCCGCTCCGCACGTCCGCCAACCACGCCTTTACGTGGTCATACAGTTTCTGCTTGGCTCCGCTGACCAGACCCCGGCGCTGATGTAGGAAAAAATCCACTAGGTCTAAAGCTAGTGCTCGGAGCGTGGCTGCAAGACTGGTATCGCCCGTTACGTCGACGGGCACCGCGTAGCGATACCCGATATCCGCGTCCATTGCCGCGTGCGCCCGCTCGATCGCATCATCGACAATGGCATAGACCACCGATGAGCCGCTGTCCGAAGTCAACTCGATCAGCGCCGTCGAGCCCAGTCGTGCCAGCACGTCTGCTTGTGTGCAGTATGCCACCTACAGCCCCTTAGCATACGCCCCGCGTTTCGCCCGCTCCGGCTTTGCCATTGGAACAGGGGTCGGCTCCGGCACAGTGTGCGGCATGGATTCGGCCACGCCGCCGCGCCCGCCGCCCGCACGTCGCGGGATCGGATTCGTCGGCGGTCCCGTCGCGGGTATGGGCGTGGGCAGATTGAACGGCACGCCGCAATGATCCGCCCAGCGTTTGCGGGTCTCATAGATGATTTCCGCCCCATTCACCCGCCGCCCTAAACTGCGGAACTCGGCTTTCACTTTGTCCATGATGGCAGCGAACGCCAGCTTCTCATTGCGGGCGTGCACTTCGGCGTTCACGTCATCTGGTTTCGGTGCAAACATGCGTTATCCTCTCAAAAAAGAGCCGGGCTCCGGGGCTCTCAGTACCCCCGAGCTCAGCCGGGTCGATGGAGTGTCTCAGATTCCAGGCTCCGCCTATGTCCAGATATACTCGACGATCTTATAGAAGTCGCCCGGCACGAAATCGAATCTCTCTCTCAGGGTGACAAGCAAGCCGTCGTTATGGTCGATCCAATGCGGGTCGGAATAGACGATAGTTTCCAGGGGCGTCTTGCTTAGGTGTAGGATCGGCTTCTTCGCGTCACCGTTGGCGATGACATACGTGGTGTCGTCGTCGGTAATAAACGGCGAGAAGTGAGCCTCGGCCAGACCCTTGCCATAGATATTCGTGGTGGCAGCCAACTCCGTAGCCGCCAGCGCCGTGCGGATCGGGTCCGTGTGAGTGGGGGGTGCCAGGATCAGCAACTTCTGGATCGCCAGAAGATTCGGAGTCGGCTTGCCCTTATCGCTCTGGAATCGCACCATCGCTGCGATGATGACCGCCATAGCAGCAAGAAACTCCGCCGAGGTGGGGATCGTGCCAGTCGCAGCCGCCCCACCGAGTAGGTTGTCGATGTTCGCAGAAGCCCCCACCACGCGCGTATCCGCGATTAGGGCCGTGCCGTCCCAGGCGAGGTTTGTATCGGCAGCGAGCACTTGTCCGATCGCCAACGATTCCTTATACGTAGGCCACGCCCGCCCCAGCGAATTCACCCGCGACATTAGCGCGCCGATCTGATCGTCCTCCAGCATTTCGCGGTCGATAAGCACAGACAACTCGTGGGTGTGAGTCGTCACGTCGTAATCGTACCCGTCGATGTGCTGGAGGAGCCGCCCGTCGGTCATAACGCGCGGAGTGGGCAGATCACCCGCCCATGCGAACGTCTCATTGCGCGCAGTCATCGGCAGGTTCTGACACCAGGTGGGCCAGGACTGCGGCACTTCATTGATCGCGCTATTCAACTCGTCGCGGATACCCTTGACGAGGAACTTGTCAACGTGGATGCTCACGGTTCAATCTCCTGTTTCGTGGTGTCCGAACTCGGACTAATTCTCTCACCGTGTGCGTCGTCAAAAGCCTAGCAGCCCTACAGCGGGCAAGCCAGGACGAATACCTTAGTAGACCCTGCCGCGTCGCCGTTGGCCGTTGCCGTGCTAACATCGGCGGTCACGTTTACCCCCGCCGGGATCGGCACAAGTACATCTCCGGCGGCAGCGGCACCGTGTAGCGCTGTCAGGATAGCCGGACACAAGCTATTTGCGACGGCGACTCCAGCGCCACCATTTGCCGGGGTGATCGTGATCCCCGTCGTGGTCCCCGACTCCGCCGCACCCCCGAAAGCCGTGGTGTGGTACAGCGTAATGATGCCTTGATCCTGGCTGGTGCCCGCGTGGGGCGTGACCACTACGCCCCAAGCTGCCACGATAAGGAGCCCGTTCTGATTCTCCGTTGCCGGGATCACTTGGACCAGATTGAGCGCCGATACCGTGATTGCCGGAGTCGACCGCAGGATCAGTTCGCCGGGATTCAGGCCGAATTGACTGCACAGCCGGATCATCGCCGTGTTGGTTGTAATGTATCGCCACACGCGACCCATGAACAGGCCAGAGGTTGCATCCTTGCTCAGAGTCCCATCGTCCGTCAAGAATACGGGCGCCCCGACATCTGTTATGGCCACCGCCGTAAGCGTCGCCTGGAAGATGCAGTCGGTGTAAATCTTGGCATCCACGGAGGCACCGATCGCGCCCGCGCTGTTGTCAACGTGGTTATCGGCAATACCGACGAACGTCGTCCCACCGACTAGCGTAGTGCCGACAGTCGGGCTCGTGTATGGGACGACCCCGCCCGTAAGGTCCAAGCCAACGTAGGAGCCCTTATAGATCGTGGTCGCTGCCGCAACCGGCAACTCAATCCAGTCGCCCTGCGGGTCCGTCCGGCTCTTCATGTTGATGTTTCGATCAGCCGCTAAGGCAGTCATTTGTGTTCTCCCGTGGTCGCCTTACAGCGACTTCTTTTCGTCGTCAGTCAAAGGCGGTAACCCCGCGTCTCGCAGCGTGCCCGCCACCCACGATTCTTTCGCCGTCACCTGCGCGCTAGGGTTCTCAGACCAATCCTTCGCGCTGGACGCGATGATCCGGTCCCGACCGGCCTTAGCATCCGGCCCCACCGGCGATAGCTGGCCTTGCGGAACCTTCACAGCCATTGTTTCGAGAATCTTCTCGGCGTTTTGACTATTCGCCTCGGCCTGCTCGCGGAACCACTTTAGTGTCTCCGCATCGTTGGGCAGGAGCTTGCCTTCGGTGAAGCCTTTGCCGATTAGCGTTTCAACTTTGCTGTCGCGATCGGCCTTGTCCCGCGCGTCCAGCCGCGATTGCAATCCCTCCGTTGCCGTCTTGAGCGCCTTGTATTCGCTCATGGGCACCGCGTCCTTGCCCCGCTCGGCAAGGGCCACAAGCACTTGCTCTTCAGTCGCACCCTTCTTAAGCCCGAGCCTCGCCAGCACCGCCTCACTCGCCGCGACCTCTTCGCCCGCGCCCTCGCCGCCGCCTTCTTCGCCTTCCGGCGCGCCCTTCAAGAAGGCAATCACAGCCTGCAGGACTTCCGGGATGCCCGCGCCCTCTGGGATTTCGACGCCCTTGACCTCCAGCAAGGCCTTGACCTCGCCGACCAACTGCTCTGGGGTTGCTCCCGTAGCCACGCCCTCTTCGCTGCCGCCTTCTTGGCAAACTACAAACCGCTTGTTCGGGTCCATCGTCAATTCTCCTCTACCCGACCAAGGCCGGGAGGTTTTTGATCGCGGGCTTGTTCGTTAGCGCCACGCTGTGCAAGTCCACGAAAAGCTTGCTGGCCTTTTCAACGAGCCCCGCTGGGCTCACGTATCGGTAAGCCCCCGTAGCGATCAGTTCCGCCGCTTCCGCCGTCCACCGAATCAGGGCGATCAGGCCCTTGCCGACTTCGTAGCGGAGCTTGGAAATCCAGCCGCTTGCGGGAGCTTTTTCGCCTGTCTTGGCGTCAACTGAGCTGTGTTCGTAGTCCACAACGATATCGACGCCCTGTGCCTCAAACTTCGCGATGACCTGCTTGGCCGCCTTGGCATTCATTTTGAGCGTATCGCCGTTGGCAGTCTGATTCACACCGTCGGGGACAATCACTACCTCTTGCTCTCGGACGGCGTCCAGCCAATCGCCGCCGTCATTGAAAGCCCTCACCTCTACAGCCGGGCCGATGACTCGAGCACAAGACCGTTTGTGCGGTTGCTTGCGAAACACCCGCGTCCCGAAAGTTCTAGGCTGATACCTTCTTGGCTGCATCCTCAAACCTATCGGCAATCAGCCGGGCGAGCTCCGCCTTGACCCCCGTCATCATAAACTGCGACATCCGATCCACGTCGACAGGGTAAGCGAATTCGGGGTCCAGTTGCGTTTCTACGGCCTTACCCTTACCGTCTGATCTTACCACCGCACCCGCCATATTCAAGGTGTACAAGGGTGCGCTCATACGCTTGAACGTCCCAGCAGTCAGTGCGGTCACGGTGCATCTACAGTTCCAGCCATTTAGCGGCGTCCAGAACAGCCAGAAGCGATCCGTCGCTAGAAATACTTTACCGTGTAGTGCGGCGTGCTCAGGCCGTACCCCGTTGATCCCCGGCTTGCCGTTCCCGACCGTCATGTACTGCCAGTAGGGCAGCCCCTTCAGTACCGCCGGGTCGCGGAGTACCCGATCACGAGCTACCGATGCCGCCCCGAGCATGTTCTGCCTGAGCACCACGCGGAGGTGCCAACCAGCCAGCGGCTTGACTCCCGCCGCCCGGAACGCCGTGTTGATGCGATTCCGGATAGCCTCGTTGCCCAGCCCGTCCCGCAGCCCCCGCGTTATGATCCGCTGGGCCTTCTCAATCAGCGTGATTTTCGATACCCCGGCCATGCGGAAGGCCCGCGCCTTGGCTTCTCTCTTGAGTTGGTCGAACGCTGCCGAGGTCAAGGGCGTCTTGGTGCGCAGGAGTGCCCCCGCCGCCTCCATGCGCTTCGGTAAGAAATCCGCAGGTTGAAGATCGCTTACGGGCATAGTGCACCGCCGCGTTAGTTAGCCGTGAGCGCCAGCGCCGTTGCTTTGATCGAAAGCTGGAACGTGGTCGCCCCCGTTGCCCAACCGAGCAACGTCACGTAGTCGCTGGTCGTCAGATCAGCATGGGGCTCAGCCGCGCCCGGCGTAGTGCTGAGGAACAGCAAATCCCCGATGTTCGTGAATGCCGCCGCCTGAACAGTTATCACCCCGGACGCCGTGTAATTGATCGGCTGACCCGCCGCAGTCGCCGAATTCAAGGCGATACCGACCACGGCGGCTTTCGCCTCTGTGCTGTTGTCCGCCAGCTTCGCCTTATTCGAGTCCGTTGAATCCTTATAGATGAATTCCCCTGCGTCGATCGCCTCCCCTGCCACCAATGCGTTGCCGACGCCCGTAGCCATGACCGCTGTCGCTGTAAACGAATACGCTGCCATATCAAGCCCTTTCAGTTGAATTGCCTAAGTCTGCCGCCACGCCGCCTTCGCCTCCATTCGCCGACGCCTTTCTTAGTCGATACGCTTCTTGAATCCGTCTCTGCCGTTCCGCCCGGCACTTCGATTGACCACAGTAAATCGGCCTACCGTGGCCCCAGACTTGGAACTCGATCCCACACGCCTTGCAGACTACCCGCCGGTCGCCCCGTGGGTTCTCCAGGTGCAACTCGTCCGCTTCCGGGTCACGTCCCGGCGGGTCTTCGAAGTCCACGCTCCGGTAGGTGTTTGGGTTCGGAGTCGTATCTAATTCGTCGTCGATCATCCTTCAACCCCGGCGATTACTACTAGATATAACACTCATAGTAGTAGTATGCCCTGTGAAATTGTGATATCTTGGCTTCCGAAAATCATAAGTGCTGTGTCAGCATAGGCTTATGATTTCGGACCCTGTTACTTTCCTGTGATATCTTCTGTGATATCTTGGGGGTTTACTCACAGGGGCGCGCCCGCAACTGGGACGCCTGTGAGTAACTTGCGGTTTACTCACAGAATTACTCACAGGCAAAGCTCGGATATCACAGGTAACTCACAGGTTGTCACAGGCATCCCGCCGTCACTAGGAGTGAAGCCATCACGCCGATCCAGACCACCCACACGAGTACCGGAGCCGCCGCCGCCCACTCACATTGTCGTTTGCTGCTCATCGTTCAATAAGTCCTCCATCGTTAAGTCCTCCGCCTCCGGGATCACTGCCGGGGTAGCTGCTACTGCCGCCACCGCCATGCCCTGCATCAGGGCGCTCGCCACCGCCTGTTCAAAGCGCTTGCCGTCAGGACGTAGCTCCATCGCCGCGAAAGCGTCAGGCAGCTTGGCGAGCATTTCCTCCGGGCTCACATCCGCGTGTTGCTCGATCCAGTCGAGGAGGGGGGTCACCGCCGCCGCGTCAAATACCGCCTCCATCTTGTCCGCACAGCGGTCGGCCAGCCGGACAAGTTCCTGTTGTGCCTGCTTGTGGCTGTGGATCGTATCCGCCATGTTAGGGTTTACCCAAACGCCCCGCCCATACCCGGCATAGCTGCCGGAGCGGGCACCGGCAAGTCCGCCACGTCCAGCACGGCTTCGCCCGGCTCCGGCTTCGGAAGCCCTACCAACTCGTAAATCTGATCCCGCGCCACCGGTAAGCCGAGACGGGCAATCACGCCTTCCAGGGTCCGCAAGTTCCGTTCGGTGTCCGTCTCCTCGCGGAACGTCCGCACGAAGCGCGGAATGGGCACGCTCTTGCGGGGGAACTCGAAAGCGATCATCGGGGCGAAAAGCTGGCGCTCAATGGTATCCGCCTCCGCCCGTACATCATCTTCCGTAATCGCCCGCCGCACCCGGTCGTGGATTGAAGCCGCCGCGTATGTGCCCGTCCCGCCGCTGGTATCTGTAGTTAGAGTCTGACCGAGGTATCCGATCGACTGCTTGCGCTCGATCCAGTCGATGAATTCCTTATACGGATGTGCCGTGCGATTAGCCTCCAGGAAATTCAAGTTGACGGCTTCGGAGACCACCGCGTAACCGTCGGACCCGAGTGAAGCCAAGGCAGTCTTAATATCATTTTTCTCCTGTGGCGTGGCGTTCGGTCCATGTTTCCCTACGCGGATGGGCATCCCGTAGACCTCAGCAAAAGTTGCCCAGTCGGCAATCGCCCCCGCTTTGATCAAGTACAGCTTCGCCTGTGCCCGTGTCAGGCAGGAGAGGAACGGCCAATACCCCGCGCCTTCCGGTCGGTGGATAATGAACTTCCCCGGCGCGGCTATGATACCGGTCCCCATATCCTCCATTGTGAGCACGCGGATATCCGGGCTTTGCGAGTAGTCGATGTTCAGCCGATGGGCGGGGATGCTTAAAAACCGCACGGGTCGCGTCCCCTCCCAGACGATTTCCGCCACCGCCAGATTCGGGCCGATCGCTTTGGCTAGATGACGGCATAGGCTTGGCAGTTCGGGGTTGCGATCGAAACACCCCGTCACGTATTCCGCTGCCGCCGCCGCCAGGCCCGCATCTTGATCCGCGTGCGTGTCGCCGGGCTCGATCGTCCAGTCCATACCAGTCAAGGCCATGCGCCGGGTAGCCGCGACCGCCTGGAGGTGCAAGTCCTTGGATTCGATCTCCTCCGACAGCCGGACCATATCCGCCGCGTTGCCCGTATCGGCACCCTGGAGTAGCGTAGCGAGCCCTGTGAATGTCAGGGCGTCCGTCACGTAATCCAGGCTGCTATCAAGCCCCTGTGACCACTGGAAGATCGCCCCGGGGAAGGGATGCTCACCGTATTCCCAGCCACCCGGATATGGGCTGGGCTGAATCTTGCCGCGTAACCATGCTGGGTATCCCATATCACATTCCTCTCAGTCCAGACGATCGGAGAGGCGGTCCGCGCGTAACCTCGACTGGACCCGCGTAACCAGCCGCCGCCGCCTCCAACGCCAACGCCGCCGCAATGGCCCGGTCGCTGTGACCGTCGGCGGTGAACGGCGCGGCATACGTCACCACGCCACCCGTCGATACCACCCGTTTCAGGCCATAGAAGTCCATCGCCACATCGTCCCCATCCGGCAAACTAATTGTATGCGTTTGGACGGCCTTTTGCAGCCGTTGTACAAGGCTCAGCTTTCGGGCTGGCGTAAAAACCACCGGCAGGATGGCCCCGCGAGGCGATTCCCCGAACCGCCCGACCGCATCCTCCGCTGTCTGGGGGTTGTATGTCGCGTCGATGGCGATGCACGCCACCGCCGGGGTCTTGCCGAGCACATTAATCGCCGCCGCCTGATCGCGGAAGGATACCCCCCGCATTTCGACGATGCCTACCGTCTCGTAACCCGCGATCTCTCCCGCTCCCGCCCGAATGATCCAGATCACCGTCAAGCTCTGTGTCCGCCCGATGTCGATACCCGCGAAGAGCGGACCCGCCTGATTCAGCAATACCGCCAGATCAAGACTTCGTGGTATCCCCGCCCGTTGACAGGCCAGGATGTCCGCCCACGCCATGACCGCCGTGGTATCTTCGACTGCCCATCCATCAACGTATTGATTCGCTAGGTCCGGGCCGTACTCCGCTCGCATCAGTGCCGCCTGCGCCCGCATTCCCGGGTTGTCAGTCGTCGCCCCCCGGAAGATAGCAAAGCCGGGCCGAGCTTGCTTTTCCCACCGCAACCATAGCCAGGACGCCTTACCTTCGTGAGTCCCGGTGACCATGATCTGCCGCAGGTGCGATGCCACGCGGGGATCGCGGGTCCGGGCCAGGGCGTTGAACCACAAGTTCCGAAGTGGGCTGGCGTGCTCAGGGATGCGGGCGGGTTCGTCGATCCAGGTGCGTCCGACTTCAAAGCCGGTGATTCGCTCCGGTGCAGTGCCGCTGTATATTAGGATTCGGTTATCGGTGGCGGGTGTGCTGATTTCCATCGGGTTCAGCCGCACCTCAAACGGGATTTCAGCCGCTCGCAGGTGTTCAACCAAGGCCGGGATCGCCACCTGGGACGCCAGGGAGTACGTGGGCTCGATGACAAGCGAATCGACTCCGGGTACGTGTACATGGTGAGCAAGTAGCTTCGCCGCCCCGCCCCAGGTCTTCCCGCCGCCCTGACCCATGATAAGGGCTGGAAATCGCGCCGCCGACCGCAAGAAGTCAGCCTGAGCACCGGGGTTCGGATGAAGTTCAAGGGGCATCCCCCGCCTCGTCGGGTTTATCGAATCCGGGTGGGAAGTCCATACGCGGGGTGCCCACCCGGATCGTGCAATCCACGTCCAAGACCTCGAATCGCTTGTTCAGGTCTCGCACGTGCGGGTCCAGCCATTCGAGTAGCATCTTGACGCCGGGGTGTCCTTGCCGCATCAGCCACTCCGCATAGGTCACAAGCAGCCCCGAATCGACTAGATGCTCCGCGATCTCGCCAAACTGAGCTTGCAGCGACCGCATACCCCGCCGCGAGCCCTTAATGCTACCCGGCCCGCCGCGCCAACCCTTGACGAATCGCCCGGTATGCGGGTCCCGCCCCGTCGACGCGGAATCGCCATTTGACGTTGGTTTCAATGGCGCTTTCGCCTTACCCATCTTCACACTCTCAAAAGACGAAATACATCATCATCAAGTCCTCCCGTTTCTGTTAGGTCGAGGGGCACTACCGCGCCGTTGACCGCCGCCTGGTAGCCAACGATGATCCCCTGACAGCGCTTAACCTCCCCGATCAGATCATCCAGAGCCTGATACCAATCTTTCCACCTCTCATCCGAAGAGATTGTTGAGCGTCGATCGGATTCTATGCGAGCCCGTAAATACTGCCGCAACTGTTCCAGCGGCGGTATCGGCGGGGGCAATATCAGGCGTCTGCCGCAACTCCGGCAGTACGTGCTATCATGCTCTCGTCCACAGCACTCAATCATAGGCCACCTGCTTTCGGGTATTCGCTAGGGCAGGTGACTTCCCCGCGATTGAACGCCGTCACCCCGATCGGGTGGGGTAAGCCCGCCCGCTCGCAATCCATCTGCAACCGCACTGAGGCATCGCGGAGCTTCACCATCGAGACGTTATCATCAGGCCTCTCGATCCGCAGGATGCCCGCGAGGCAAGCGACGTAATCCTTCAGATTCTCGTGCTGGGTCTGTCCGTCCGGTGCGTGTGGCATGTTTCGTCCTCTCGTCAAAAGAGGGCTGGCCGGTCGCCGATCGTAGCAAACCGGCCAACCCGAAGGAGGGGAATCGTTCCCCGTGGTTTTCAAACGCGGGGCGGGCATCATGGGCCTATCAGCTACCGTCCGATCCGTCAGACTACTCACCTTAGACCGGACACCCGCCCCGCTGCCAGGGAATCAAGGTGGGGCGGGGGTCGCGGGGAGTGCTTTTCGGGTCTTAATGCGAGCACCCCGCCCCGTACCTGTAAGGAGCTCATTTCGATGCCTGAACCGCAGGCTCCGTCTCTGCGGCGATTGTCGCCGCCTTTTCCGCTACCCGGTCAGCCAGGTCAACTGCCCCGGAAGCGTCGATAGATTGCTCCTCTGGGATCGTCCGCGATTCCTCGATACTCGGGAAGCCTAGCAGCACGTCTCCAAATTCCTTGCGGAGAGCGTAGCCGCGCGCTCGCCAAGCCAGCATGCGCTGCGGGTAGGTTTGCCAGGTTCCCTCTTTACCAAACAGCCCAGCCCGCTTAGCATCCAAGATCGAAAACTCCTCAGTCACCGGCGCACCGGGGCCATACCGGCGGACAGTGCAGCAGGCTTTCCAGGCATCGGTGTTCGGCTCGCCTTCCATCCATTCGCGGAAGTGTTCGGCATCGAAAAGCCCGGATGCCCGGACGATCGCCAGTTGAAGATCGCCAAATACGGAGGGTCGCCCGTTAATCACCGCCGTGTTGGCGAGAGCCGCCATCGGAGGTACCCCCAATTCAAAGCCCATCTCTAAAGCGATCAGAATCTTCTCGGGTGTATCTAGCCCTTTCGGCGCCAGCCGGGAGTTGTGGACTGCCCGCGCGAACCGAAAAGCATCCTCCAGCGTCGATAGTTGAATCCCCCGGTGTCCGATCCGTAGGGGAGTAGACCGTGCCAGTGTCGACCCCGGCACGGTAGCCGGGGGCTTCAATGCCACTTGTGCTGGCTCATTCTGCGTGGCCGGGATGACTGTGACTACCTCGCCGCGCGAGATTGACGTTGCCTTTCCCTCCCCGCCGAATAGGGGGCCGACCGTGCCTCCGCGACCGTCCGGTGTTTCCTGTCCATCGACCATGTGATCATCGTCCTTTCTTGATCCGCAACGTCCTCGCGGACACCGCTTCCGTGAATTGAGCAGCTACCTCGGGCAACTCCGCCCGTAACCTTGTGACATTGAGCCGGTTACTTGTCTGCTCACTATAATCTGCCAGCCGCCCATCCGGCAAGGGCGCCCAACTACAATTCCCCAGCGCCGCAATCACGCTAGCCTTAACCGTCTTCTCAATCCCCGCCGCTGACTTGCGGGCTTCGACTGCCGCTTCATATTGTTCGATAAGTTCCATTGCGATCGTGGCTCCCAGCCCCTCCGGCTGCCTCCGGACCCGCCGCAACAGGTCCAGGGATGGCCGGGAATTGCTCGGGGCCACATTGCCGACTACGTGCAGCGTCCACCACGCGGGTAGGCTCTCCGCTATGTGCTGTCCGATCACGCGGTCGCGGGGAATCAGGTAATCGCAGTCACCCCGCCCGCCGAGGAACGCGACTACATGACCTTGCTGGACCTCCTCGGGCACGCAGAGCAACTGAGCCTGCACCTGCATTGTCACCCGCTCGGGAACCTCAGCCGTACCCGGCTCCCCCCAGCCCGGCTCCAGCCGCCAATAGAGTCCCGCCGTCTTGGCCTCGACGATCTCACCCGTGGCCAGCACCCGCCCGTCCAACGTAGCTGTCAGCACCGGGCACGCCCCGGAAGTCACCTCTACCCCCCGTTCCAGCGGACCCAGCCGGTCTTCCGCCCGGTCAAGCAAGTGCCGCTCCAGCGTGTTGCCCATCGCCATCGCGGGGCTTTCGGGTGCGGGCTCCACATCCTGCACCTTTTCAATCCACACGTCGAACTCAGAGCGGAATGGGTCCAGGTCGAAAATCGCGGCCACATCAGAAGCCCCGATCCGACCCCGCCTTGCAACTATCTGATCCTCGGTGAGCATTTCGTCGGCTCCTCGATCCATACGTCCGGGGTGTCACCCGCGTCTATCGCATCGGCAATTGTGCGGGCGGACTCCAGTAATTCCGTCAGCATTTCGATCCCGTCGTCGGGTCCGGCGATCGCCGCCTGCCAAATGATATCATTCAAGGCCGCTTGGCTGACGCCCAGGTAGTTCGCCAGCGCCTGTACGTGCTGCTCATGGTGTTTCAGGGCTTCGTTCGTTTCCTGCATTGTCGGCTCCTTTCAGTATCAGGTCCGCCCCCAACTCGGCGGCAGCCTCGATGATGTGCTCGACCAAGTCCGCGTCAAACCGCCGACCGTCCTCGTACTGATTCACCAGCCCGTCCCGCAGCGCCTGCCGGGCCGCTGTCTCATCGAGCCCCGCCTGCCGCGACAGGATATAGCTGTTAGCTGCGAGCCTGATCCACGCTTGCCGCTGCTTTGCGTTCATGGTGCCTTACCTCGCCCTTGTGCCGCTCGGCTCTTTTCGCTTGCCGCGTTGCAAACCGAAAGCCCTCCCGTATATCGAGGAGAGCGTGATAATTCGCGGTGACCCATTCGAGGAATAGCTCATGGCCGGTCCAGGCCCGCCACTTCCACCATGGCAGGATCAGTGCCTGGAACTCCTCGCGGGTCCAGAACTGCGCGTTATCGGCGTGGAGCCGCTGGAAGTCCTCATAGGTGAATATAGCGTTGTCACTCATCACTAGCCCTTTCACGAAACAGTCGGGCCTCACGTTCGGTCGTCTTCCCCAGAGTACCAGTGTCCTTCAGAATCTGGCATTCGACTTCGCTGAGCCACTCACATAGCCTCACCCGCAACTCCTGTAGGTAGTCATGTGATGGATCGACTAGCGATCCTATCCGTGCCTGGGCCACGCGCGCCCGAGCATCATCATGTGTTGTTGTCTGTGTCGTCATGTTCGTCCTTTCGCCTGAGTTATCGTGTCCTATCCTTACGCCTTGATTATACCACATTCCAGCCAGCGAGGGAATTATAAAGCTCCGCGAAGTTTATAACCGGCGGAGCAATCAGGGAAAGAAGCGGGGCGGGTAGGTGGACGAAGACCCCCCGCCCCAGGACGGCTTGCGCCGCCCGGACACGAAGCCGAAAACCTAATCGCCCGCCGCGTCATTGTCAACCTTTTCCGGTGCCGACTCCGGCCTATCAACGTATTCCAATAGCCCGCCCGCCGTGATCCATGCCAACGCCCCGTAAGTGGGTAACGCCTGACCGAGTATCGAGCCATCCGCGACAAAGTCCACCGTCCCGTCCGGCTTACTCGGTATCGGTATCCGGGCGACAAGCCCCTGGAGGATCGCTGCCGTCATCGCCAATCGCTCCGCCCTTTGTTCCTCAGTCATCGTCTTACTCCTGATTCCACCACTTCGCTACCCAGACACGCCCTTTTGTATCTCGCCGTGCAGCGCGTCTATCGCCTGGCGCGCCGCGTCGAGCCGTCGCAATAGCTCGGCGCCGCCAGCACTGCCGTGGGACCATCGCCATTTTCACCCATGATATGATCTCCAAACTACCATAACGCCATACCACGCAGACACGCCAAAGTCAAGCCGTAACCTTGGCGAACGGTAGCATTTCATCATCGACCTTATCGCGCTGGCTTATCGCGTCGTCCAGATTGCTTATTGCCGCCGCGTAGTATTCGTCCTTGATCTCGCAACCGTAAAACCGTCGCCCCAATTTCAGCGCCTCGTAACCTTCAGAACCAATCCCGGCAAAGGGCGAAAAGACGATCTCGCCCGGCAAGGAATACAGGGTAATCAAACGACGAATCACCTTAAGCTGCAAGGGGCATATATGCTTCGTGTCATTTTCGCCTCGTCCGGCAACCACATTCAGGGTGTCCGTCTCCCTGATTTCGTGCCACGTCCATACGCCCTCGGCCCATGCAATCCAGTCATTACGGCTAACTTCCGAGCTGCGGATTGGGACGGCATTCTCACCGGCACCCCGGAATTTGATCAAGTAATCATTCAGGGCGGGTCGACTCTTGGCGCGGTCACTGTCCAAACCCGAAAACTGCAACTCTCGGCTTTTCGTTCTGATTGCTTGCGATTGCGGGTTCTTGGTCACCGGAATATCAGTCTCGTAAATCAATCCGGCACGCTCACCCAAGCGGATATTCAGTCCCCGGAAGTCGTGCAAGCCGTATTCTCCACTCCTTTTCATTCGGGGTATCTGGGCGACGTGGACCATCGCCACTCTACCGGGTTTCAGCACGCGGCCTAATCCACGGTAAAACCAACTCAGGTGTAATGTTGTCTCCGTTTTGAACTCCTCACTGTTTCCGATGTCTTCAGCAAGAGACGTATAAGCATACAAGCTCGGGAACGGCGGCGAAAACACGGCCATATCCACGGAGTGCATTGGCATCGCTTCCCACATATGAGGGATGCAATCCCCCTTGTGGAGCTTATATTCCGCTTCGCCCGTCAAAGGCGTATTCATTGAAAAGCCTCTCCTGCTCCTCTCCGTCCTCTTGGACTCGGTGCGCTTTCCTCAACACGGTATCTATCATAGGCTGCTCGGCGTCGGTGATCGGAATATGCACATTCAGCGGCCTAAGTGATCCGATACGGTTGGACCGTTTGACGGCCTGATAGAACTGCTCATAGGAATCCTGTAGGCCGCTGAATACTTGCCTTGTAGCAATTTGCAAGTTCAGCCCGAAGCCTAGTATCTTCGGCTTGGTTATCAATACTCGTTTTGCCCCGGCCTTGAAGTCGCTTATTAGCCGCATCCGCTCGGCGTGGGGAGTATCCCCAGAGATGTTTGCCGCCGCGGGGAATGTCTGCCGCATTAGCTTTTGTTCCTCGTTGTAGATGCACCAGATGATCGTCGATTCCCCCGGCCATGATTCGATCAGCTTGCGTATAAATGCGGGCTTGTTGGTTGCAATGCTCTGCCCGTTGTGTCTGCCTTTGGCTATCTGCCCGATCTTTGATCGTGTACCTATTCCACCAACGGCAGTCACGATAAGCTCGCCCGTCAACTCCTGAATTGCGATATGCTGTGCATCCGTAGTTGGCACATTTTCTATGTGAATGTGTATGGGCGGTATGTCGTCTGAATGGTCCCGCCAGCCGTACGTCTTCGGGTTCGTCAAGAATATACACCAATGCGACAAGCCCCGATAGAATGGTCCGATGGCATGCGGTTTCAACACCCATCGTTCTGACGTTTGCCCCTTATTGACAAAGAACTTAGCCAAGAACGCATTGATGTTGGGGTAAGCACCCATGAGTATGGCGTGGTTTGCATATTCGATCCGGTCGTTTGGAGCTGGCGTGCCAGTGCCGCACATCTTCCACTGCAAACCGCGCCCAAGCCGCAGAATCGTTTGGCCCCATTTCCCGTAGTGCGACTTCAGCATAGACGATTCGTCCACGATCAACGCCCCTAGTCGCCCCGTTGGGATATCATTATTCAGGGCTTCATAATTCGTGATACCTAATCGCCCGCCCTCGATCAGCCACTGTCCCAGATCCTTCGATGCTATTTGTTCGGGTCTGAAATCTTCACCGTACCATCGGGCAAACTCGGCTTGGGTTTGCTCAATAACCATCAAGGGGCTGATGATAAGTATCGCTTTATCGGCGGCCAACAGCTTGTCGATGTGTCGAATAAATTCCGCATAGATGAGCGTTTTCCCTAAACCACAATCAGCGAAGATGCTGAATCGCCGCTTCTTGATTGCCAATCCAGCAATGTCCCGCTGGTAATCAAATAGGAATGGCGACGGCTCGTAACTGGCATCGGGTTCTAGGCTTGGCGCATCTACTTGTAGCAAGTGGGCGTATTCGTCCGGTACTATCGCCGTCCGGCCAATGAACCGATATTGTGGCAGTTGCTTAATGGCCAGAAATCGGCGATAATCATCTAATGATTGCGATGATAGCGTATACTCCATTGCTTATCCTCCCTCTCGGCTCATACCTAATACGCTAAGGCTGATAACGATCGCGCCGACGAAGTACGCCGCACGATGCCATCGCCTCTCGATCACTGATTGCACAACGATGATCGCATAGAAGCCAATCAACACCCACATCGTTACGGTAGAATCTAACATCAATTGGGTTATACCTTCGCGGTCCTTCATCGTCTTACTCCTGATTCCACCACTTCACGGCTCATGCTTCTCGCAGCAACCGTCCACCTACATCAATTCGCCAACCCGCAGGCGCATCCCTTGATAGACATGCGCCTGAAAGGTTCGCCCCGCTGAGGTTCGCCCCGCTGAGGTTCGCCCCGCTGAGGTACGCCCCGGTGAGGTACGCCCTGCTGAGGTCTGCCCCGCTGAGGTTTGCCCCGCTGAGGTTCGCCCCGCCGAGGTCTGCCCCGCTGAGGTTCGCCCCGCCGAGGTTCGCCCCGCTGAGGTACGCCCCGCTGAGGTACGCCCCGCTGAGGTCTGCCCCGCTGAGGTTTGCCCAGCCGATATCGGCGTCTTTCGATAACGAGCGCATGGTTGCGGCCAGGAATGCGCGTAAGCGTGGGTAGGCGCACAACAGAGGATAATCGCGGGTCACTTCTATGAGCAATCTGGCGCGCCGAACGGCTATTTTCTCCGAGTTATCACTACAACATCCAACATCACTATCAGTTTCCGCCAGAAATAAACGTGCTTTCGGCCTCCACCAGCGCAGCGGGTCACTAACAAGATGCAGGCCGGTTTGGCAGATTACAGGTGCAACTCCGCAATCATACCATTCGCCGGGCTGGTCATCGTATGGTAGGGGCCACTGCCCATTCCCGCCGTGTATAGATTCACCGTTAGGCCCGAGCACTTTGAACAACTGTAAAGATATTGTCATCGTCTCACTCCTGATCCCACCACCGCACAATCCACGCCACGCCGCTACCTAACCCCATCCACGTGCAACAACCGTTCGCATCAAGCTCGCAGACAAGCTCCGACTGAATCACACCGTCATAGCTGAAGAGAAACGCCCACCCGGTGCACGGCTCGCGGGGAGGGCCGCAATGCGTGAAACATACGCTGATTATCCCTAGCGGACTCGCACGCCAGAACCACGCTTGTAACGCTGCGAAGTCCCATAGGTCCACGTCGCCGTCGTTGTCGAGATCGAACTTCATACAGTCGTCGGTGCGGAAACCCATGTCCGGCCCGGACAGACATTCACAAAAGTTCATTGGCTCCTGAGAGAGATCACACGCCAGGGCGCGAGCGAGGAAATGCTCGGCATCATTCATCGGCTTCTCAGGCAATGGGTAGCCTTTGACGACCGGGCATGGCAAGCCTGTCGGCGTCACGTACCGAGCTACTGTGGTCACCGGGCAAGGTGGGCACAGGCGCCGGCAGCCAGTGAGTACAATCAATGATATGTACATATATCTACTCACGGCTCCCCCATTCGTCTAAACGCATACGATCCAAGGCATCTCGCACTTCTCGTAGAATAGCCATAAGAACCACGGCTTCACTAACATCAAAATCTAACTCGGCAAACCAGCCGTAGCCCATGCTACCAGTTGCTTGACTGCCCCTGCTAATGTCATGTCGTTCTCCTCGAAACACAGTATCAGCCGGAAACAGGTTCCCGCACGGGATCGAGTACAGCCTACCGTCGATCACTACGCCGTGGTTCCGTGGGCCTGGCCCCTTGCTGACTATTCGCACGGTGCCCGCCTTATTGTGTATGGGCTTCATATAGGGTCGTTTCCGTTTGGCAAAACGAACTATCACACGTTCACCGATCTTCGGCCAGCGGAACATCACTCACCCTTCCGATCATTACACAAGCGCAAGGCTTCTGCCCGCGTGGCGCGGCTTTTCGTGGCAGGCACAACAGGACATTTCGGATTGATGCAGTGGAAGTAGACGGCATGGTTGCCTGCTGGATACCAACGATGACTTTTCATCGGTCCCCCACACCACGGGCAGGGCTTCGGCTGCTCAGGGCTTGGTTTGTTCTTTGGCATCGTCTGTCTCCTCACCATGCAACCTCGGTTTCCCAGGGCTCGATGTCCCACAATTCCATAACACGATCCCAGTCGATGTCACTCGGCTTGGCGTCCGAATTGCCCGCCGCCATTACACGGACAAACTGCTCACGTACATGTGGAAGGCGCAAAGCTTCTGGGAGTACCACATCAACTGTTCCGGGAGGATATATGTTTGATATCTGTTGCAAGGACGAGATGACGCAGCACTCCGCGCAGAATCCCGTCTGTGCGCGACGTAGTATTCGGGCATCAGGATTCCCCTCTCCGCCTTGCGCCGGACGCCCGCAACGCTTACATGCTGTGGAACTCATCGTCATCTCCATTCATTGCGGCGGGCCGGGCTTCCGTGCCGATCCTTATCAGCGCACCTATGAACTGCGGGGACCGACGACCACCGCAAACTGGAATGGGTAGGAGTCGAACCTACGTTCTCTTGCGCCGACGGAAGCAACGCCGCCGCAGGCAAGCCGCTCTCCGAATGGCCAACTTGGCGCCTTATCAGGGTTGACCATACCACGCCGCCATCCCATATCACACGCCCCGTGGGGCTCGCTTCGGCACGGGCCGTGTTCCGGTGTTCCAGACAGTCGTATTTCTACTTGCGATATCACGAGGGTTCCCACCTTTCGTTTACGGGGCTTCGAGCCCACCCCCCGACCGCCAGGGAGCCCGTTAGGGTCAAGTCACCAGGGCAATTATGATGTCGTTACGTGCCGCAACTGGATAAACGAATATGTTGCAGATTTCGTTTCGCCATCGCTGGGCCTCTTCCTTCGAGTCAAACGACTGCGGGCTGATTGTGGCTGCACCTACGGAGCCCGATACTCGCCACTTCGGTTTCTTGTCCGGTGGCGCAGGAACCATCCAGCGAAGTTGCTCGGCGATTCTTGTGGGGTATTCGACGGCCAGTTGTGGCGATCCATCATCAGCGCACAATGTCACACGAGTCCAGAGCCTTTCTGTGACATCTACGACGATAGCAAGACCTTTTTGGAGACGAGCTTCAAGTGGATTATTGATTGTATGCCACTCCATCATTCACCTTTCCTTTGGGGTATTCCCTTATCATCAAGTCGTCCGGTATCGGTTCACCGCCGGACATCTGCTTCATGAAGAACGGCACGTCGGCCATCTTGCACTGGTCTCGTATGCCGCGTGGCCAGGCCGGGTCCATAGGTCGTGCACCCGGCCCGGTCTCACCGCCGACGATGACCCAATCGAGCTTAACCCAGGGTACATAGGGCGTCGTGGTTCCACCCGGTAGGTACAATAGGCATGGCATTGCATTCTCTACCGGCTCTAACAACGGCTCCAAGCTCGCATACCGCACCGCCGCCGGGCATTCCAGCAACGCCGGTACACGCTCGTCAAAGCACTCCTGATTCTCCGCAGAGACGCCCAGCCAGACATTTGGCAGCGGCCAGGATACCCATCTAGCGAATATCCGGTCAGCCAGAGTCTTTTGCATTTGAGCCGGGCGTTTCGTGAGTACCTGAAATGTGTGCCAATATGCGCGCTTCATGGTAGTGAATACTTGGAGAACAAACGCAAACGACACATCTTCGTGGAATAAGTCCCCCATGCTGCAAACCAAGACCCTGGAGGGTGCCCGCAGGTGCAAAGGCTCCTTCAGCCGGTCAGCGTGCAACGTCACGCGAAAGGGATCGTCTACCGGATACCCGAAGCGCCCGCGCATTCGTTTTGCCGTGCGGTCAGCGTAGCAGTGCTCGCAGCCGGGACTTACCTTGGTGCAGCCGGTAACAGGATTCCAGGTATAATCGGTCCACTCTATCTTCGTGCGGTTCATCCTACCCTCCGAAACTGGCCCGTCTCGATCAGCTCACGATACGCCCGCACGGTGGCCTCCCACGCCAGGATCATTTTCTTGCTATATGGTCTCATGGTTCATTCCTCTACTGCCATCGCCTCGTCACCGCTCGCGTACCCGTCCTCAATCACCACGCCGATCGGTTCGCCGTCCGTTGCTCGCTCGACCCATATCTGTACGTCGTGCTCCTCAGCCATTGCCCCGAGCAACGTCAGGTTCTCGCTGTCGAGGAGCGACCCGTCACGAATCAGCATGACCCGCAGTTCCGGGTTTATGGCGATCCCCATCGCCACCGATGCACGCAACTGTTCAGACGATGCGGCCTGCTCGAATGGTAAGCCTTGTAACGTCACTGCATCATCGTCAAAGCCGAGTTCCTCGATCGGCAGTTTGGCAGCGCCGACCTGAGCCGCTTTGTCTTCGTCGATCTTGCCGATTTTCCGGGTCAGCGCGTCCGCCCGTTCCGCGTGATCCTTCTCGTTGGCAACGGCTTGATCCCGCTCGCGCTTGTCCCGCACAGCCTGGTTGGTTTCCTGTGCGGCTGCAATCTGCACGCGGATCGTATCGCAATCAGGGGGGTCGGCCAGCCGGGTTATCGCCTCCCGAGCCGCGATCATCCGCTCCGTCGCCTGCGACATCCGCCGTTCAATCACTGCAATCTGTTCCCGCGACTCATCATGGATTCGTTTTTCCTCCGCCTTGGCGGTCTCATGTTCCGCTTGAGTCGCGCCCCACGCTTGACGCTCTTTGTACGCGGTATCCAACTCCGCTGACAACGCGGCAACGTCAACCTCCGCGTCCGGAGCATCGACTTCCGGCATAGCCGCCAAGCTCCCGCGAATGTCCCGCAGAGTCCGATTCACGTTGGACCGCTGAGCGAACAGGCGTGCTCTCTCTGTGTCGATCTCCGCGAAGTCCAGCCCCGCCACGCGCTTCAGGACCGCCAGTTGATCTTTTGCCGCCATGCGAGCAAACGCCAGCGGGTCAAAGGTCAGATCGCCCACGAGGCTATCGAGGACGGCTTGCGGACTCGGGTAGCGGCTGCCGTCCTTCGATTCGACGATCAGCGAGTCGATACCCTTCTTGCTTTGCTGCCATCGGATGACCTTATCGCCCAGGTCTACCTCGACCCGAGCCTGTTTCGCACCCTTGCGGACTGGCTCTCCCGGTCGCGCCCGCTTCCCCCCGATTGCATACATGATGCTGTCGAGGACGGAGCTTTTGCCCTCACCGTTCCGCCCCGTGATCTGCACTAGGTTCCCATCCGGTCGAATGCAGACCGCGTGCAATCGCTTCACGTTCTCAGCCGTGAGCTGCACAATGTGCATACCGCTTGTCTCTGCCATGTTCGTCCTTTCAAATGAGTTGTCGTGTCCGTATTTACACCTTAATTATACGACATTCCAGCTAGCGGGGGAATTATAAATCCCCGCGAAGTTTATAATCGGCTGAAGCCGAGCCAAACCGCGAACCCCAGGGCGATCAGAAGCAAGAGTACCGGCAAGAGCCAGCCCCGCCAGAAGGCGAGCAACCACGCCAGGATCATCCGCCAGCCACTCGGGAACATCAGGTGGCCTCCCGTAAACAAGGTCGCTGCAAGAGCTTGTCGTTGATTCCTCGCAGCAAGTTCATCGAATCCGATGCCACCTTATGGCTCTCGCGAATGGCTTGGGTATTCGCCGCTATGACCCGTCCATTTTCTTTTAGGACGGTCAGCAACTGCCGGATCAGCCACACGATGATGCAGATGAGCACACCGCAGAATCCCTGCCAACCATACTCCGTTATGATTTCGAGCAACCCGGTCTCGGTCATCAATCAATCTTCCGCATGGAGCCCTTCGGTATCCTGCGTCCGCCTCCGTCCTATACTCCAGGAACTGATCGAATCTATCGACACCCCGAATAACCGGGCAAGCTCCCGCCGCCGCAGCCCCTCCGCCCGCGCGTGACAGATCACGCGGATTGTTTCACGTGAAACAACGCACTCGCGGTCGCGGCACTTTCGCCGCCCTTGCCGTTCCAACTCGCAGGCGACCTTCCGCAGATAGTCCCCACGTTCAAACTGGCGTGCACCTTGCCGCATAGTCCTGGGCCTTCCCGTATTGCTGCCAGCCGTCCCGCGCGATCAGGATGGCGTCCGCCCGCCCGTCCTTGGGCACCCTGCAACCCTCCGGCGTCAGCAGTACCTCCGGATATGTCTTGCGGACCTGCTTGATCGCCCGCTGTTTCGTCGTCTGGGACGGACCTGGCGGTAACTGCCTGCGCTGCCACGCTTTCGCGTGGACAAGCTCAGGCTCGCGGCCAGTCACCGCGCAGATCACGCCCCGAATCGCTCCGAAGTCCTCCCAAGTCTTAGCGTTGCCCCGTTGCATCCCCTGACCCCCCTGAGCAAGCTCCAGGCTGATCGCGTGGTGGCCATTTGCTTGCGAGAGCATCCCACGGAGTATCGCCGCGAGTTGCCCAGCATCGACTTGTTGACCTGCGCGCACTTGGCATGGCTGGCTCGGCATGTCTACCACCGCCCGGAACCCCCCGTCATCGTCGAGGGCCGCGACGGCGCCTTTGTGGCCGGGGTCGATACCGATGTGGATCATGCCAGCCCTTTCGCTTGCATCGCAGCGACCGCCTCCATCAAGCACTGCGCCGTCCGAGTCGCGCTGTCCGCGCTCATAGCTACCGCTATGCCGATACCGGGGTAACGTAAGACTACCGCCGGGATCGTCTCCTCGATGCCGATGGCCATGCCCGTTTGTGGACCGATGACGATCCCCCCGCCGATCGGAGTTTGGGCTGTAATCCTATTCGTGCGAAACCAGTTAGGTGCAACCACTTTTGACCCTTCCAAGATGGGCCGGACGAGCCATAGGCCGCCCGGCTACATTGTGTCATACCGGCGGCGCTTTGCAAGTCAATTCTGGCGGATCATCGCGGTGATCACTTCCCAGAGCACCACAACCAGGGTGCCCAGCCCGCATACCGTGACCACGACGGCGGGGAAGATCGCGTACTTCCGGGTACCGCACACTTGGCAATCGTGTTTAATTGTTTCGTTTGTCGTCATCGTTTCGTCCTTTCGTCTGAACTGTCGTGTCCGTTCCTTACGTTTTAATCATACGACATTTGGCAGCGAATGAGAACTAGAAAATCGGACGATATTTATAACGCCCCGAGCCAGCCCAAGATCGAAGAATTAGAATACCCGGATGGCCGGGGAATCGACCCTGAGGACAGGTGAATCGCTGCAAACGGACCATCCATCGAAGCTGGGCTGGAACCCACCACCGCCGAACAGGACAGCCGCAGCGGCTAATCGCGGGTCCGCAATAGGCCCGCCCGGCGCTCATACGCCGCTGTGAGCAATTCCGGCATACTCCAAGCCGCTCGGACAATTCCAGGCTGCTCACCGGCCCCGCAAGGTGTGCCAGCGCAAAGCTGGAGGCCGCCGGGAGCCACCGCAGCCGCGCCTGAGCGTAGAAACGGTCAGGGTGCCGCAAGATCGCCAACGCCAAATCGACCGGCCACCACGCGATCGCCACGATCCGCACGTCAAGCGGCGCCCGTCGCGGTGGCGCCGGTTTGTGAGTTGTTGCACTTTTTGCAACAACTGCCGGTGGTTGTCGGTCGTTCGTCGGTGCGGTTACTAACATTGAATAAGCATCTCCTAGTAGATATAGACTCTCCAAGGAATCAGCTCAATCGTTGTACTCTCACCTACGAACTGGACCCGGATGAGATGTGCACCAAGATCAAGTCCTGCTTTGGCAGTTAAGGTACTCAAACATGATAGACAAATGACTCCTAACTGATGCTCAACTGGAACAACTCGATGCCACAATTCATCACTGACTGTATAATCAAAAGCGGTATGATGACCACAATGCGAACAGGGCAAACAGAGCCCATCGCCGATGCCTTCCGGCCAAGCTTCCCCGTCTGCAATGTGGTGAACTTCTATTGTCATGGTCTCTGCCGCAGTTAAGGTGCTTTCACGAGCATGGCGTAGCGTCCAGTCCGCAGATTTCTCCCCAGTTCAAGTACCCATTGATATTAAGATTCAGGCTGACGGTACCCTGCCACAAGTCCAGGTCTTCAAGGTCGTCGAAGATCGTACCGGGGGGTAGGGCCGTGTACCGCGTTCGCTTGGCCGCGATATGCTGATCGTGCAGGTTCCGGGCGAAACAGCAACAGGTATTCCCCGGATCGGCGTTGCCGGAACCCGGATCGTCTACGTCCGGCCATAGCGGACTTGTTAAGTGCCCCAACTCGCCCCGCCATTCGACGCTGGGAATGCCCGAGATACTGACGGGCGGCAAAAACCAGCCGCCGCGCTCGGCTACTTCCGCCCCCAGTGCCGCCGTGGCTTTGACTACCGCAGTGCCCGGTGTGATTTCCGCACCCTGATCGTCTGCGAGATAGGTTTCGCCCGTGATCCGTAGCTGTATTGCCGCATGGACCCAGCCCACAGACGGGCTCCCGCCGCCGATGCGATTCACTAGCAAGAGCCACATTTGAACTTGGGCCGCGCGTAGCCGGAAGCTACCCGCTAGTTCCGCCGATGTGCCCGCCAGCCGGTACGTGACGGGTACGATCTCCTCGTCGTCGTCCCACAGGATCGACGCCCAGTAGTCCCCGTGGTCCAAGTCCCATATGTTACCTTCGCCAGGTATCTCCTCCCAGCGGTACACCCGGTCCAGCGTGGGCTGGGCCGTGATCGCATCCAACGCCAGGTTTCGCAAAGCCCGAATCCCCGGATGCTCGATCTTGCCGGGAATCGTCCGATAGCGCGGACGCTGGAAGTAGACTCCGATCTGTTCCCAAATCGCTTTGTGTGCGTTGTTGGGATATGCGCCATGCACGCCACCATTTTCAATCTCGCGGCCCCAGCACCAGTGATTCAGCAGCCCCGTACACGTATGCTGATCGTGGACTAAGATCAGCCCCTCCGCGTAGCTGTCCCCGTACATGGTTACGTCGATGGGCGTCCAATGGATTCCGGTGTCCGGATGTCCGTGCCAGTTGCTCGGTACGCACCAGAGGTCGTGGCCTTGCACTTCTCCTGATCCCTCGATGATCCGGGCACACGTCGAATTGAGGCCGCTCCACGGCAAACACCCCCACTCCCTGTCAGCGCCAGACGGCTCAGGCATGTAGCACGGAGCCATCCAAAAGTACGTCGCCCCGCCACCCTTGAATCGCCGAAACTGATTTGTATACCAGGTGACCCGATGACCGTAAGCATCTACCCCGTCGCCATACCAGTTGGGCGTTCCAGCGACTTCTCTCGCCACGGGATACAATCTCCGAGCGCCGGTAGTCAGTAACGGTCGCGGAAGACTGCCGGTGAAGTCATTGCAGTGGTCAGTACCCGGCTCGCAGTCCGGGCAATCCTCCAAGCACCACCAACAGAAGTTATCCCAACTTCCCATCAGCCTTGATCCCCGGCCATCGTCGAACCGAACAATGCCTCATAAGTGAACGGCAACTCGAACGGCGTCAGCCCCAGCAACTCGCCTAGACCGTCCGCGTCCTCGTCCGGCGTGTTGACATACCATTCGCCCAAAGTGTAGTGTGCCATCCCGCGAATACCTGAGCAGAGTAATGGGTGCATCGAACCGTCTGAGGGGTCGATGATCAGGCCCCAGCCCAGATGCTGCATACAACCCGGCCCGCCATCCGCTTCTGCCTCCTCCAACGAGAGTAACTGCATACCGCTATACGGATCGGCATCCGGTTCGCCAGCAGGCAAGATGACCGGCTGCATCGTCAGGAACCCGCAGCGGTCGATGGGCGTCGTCCGATCCCATTCGTCGGCATCGGGCCAGCCATCATAGGGCTTGGGGGGCGGTTCGGTTCCCGGCTCAATCGGCATGGCGTCACGCTCCGCACCCGCTCCGCGTCGAATCGACGGGCACCGCGATCAAATGGATTTTCGGCAAGTCGAGCACGTACTTGTAGCCGCCGATCGTGATCGCCGCCAAGATCGTGGCACTTTCATCGGGGGTCTGATCGGGGTCCGGCCACAGCAATCCCGCATACCAGGACGACGGAATCCACGGCCAGGCGTAGTACGTTTCGTCCGTTTCCCCGACTTCATAGCCGCCGCTGTCGGCATCCGTGATCGACACCTTGCGCCCGATGAAGGTGTAGGAGTTGACCTGGCTGACCAGCAGCACGAACTCAATCGAACCGCCCACAGCCCCGCGATGACTGACGGGAGTACCATGCTCTTGCACAAGGGGCGGCTCGCCTTCGCGGTAAGCGCTGCGGAGTCGGTCCTGCCGTCGCTGCTCATCGGGTACGTTTACGGGCATCGGGGCGAATCCAATTTCCAGTCATCGAGGGCATAATCATAGAGCTGCAACGCCGAGCCCGCCGGATAAACGGGCGGCGTCGTGTATTCGTTTTGCTCCTCCTCATCGTCGCTATTCGACGCGCGCATTCCGAACATGATGGCTGTCGCCACGGAATAATTGATCGGCGACCGGAAAGTATGCCGCCCTGCCACGCCGTTCCATTCCTGATAGGCCAAGGTCGTAACGGGGTCCGTCAGCGGAGTCCCCCAGTCCATTCCTCCGGCGACTGTTCCGCCATATAGGCGGAAGCGATAAGGTGTGCCGCCGGGCATCATGGGGTCAACCGAAAAGTCGATCTTAAAGCCGGTGTCGATTAGCGCCGTGGCCACTAAGTTCAAAGGCCGGTGCGGTAGCGTGTTGTCCAGGAATGATCCGCCCGAATCGAAATCCAAGCGGACGATAGGACCGGGCTCCAGGTCGATCTGACCATTGCCCTCCACGTGCCGCGCTCGGTAGTGGTAGCTCTGATCGGCGACGTGCACGAAGGTCGTATTGTTCTTGACCTCCGCCACCGGCGATCCGCCATATTCGGCGGGCTCCGCTCCGCAAACCACCCACGCCTCTTCGCGGGGATTCAATAGCCGCCGTTCGAGAAGCAACAGCCCCTCCCCGACGCGAACCCCCAGCCCCTCGGCTACTGTCCCGCCGAGCGGATAATCCCACACGTTCTCGCCGAAAGTGTTAAGATCACGTGCCGCCGCGACTTGATGTGCTAGGTAACTGCTCACGGCGTGTATTCATCCCACGTGGAAATGTGCTCGGAACCATCCAGCCCTTCAGTCTGCTTGCGGTGCATCATCACACTATCATCGCTTACCCGGTGGAACGTATCATAGGCCGCTTCGCGGTGGAATACGTGCTTGCCGAAGAGCCGGTCGTACAGGTCCAGCAGAGTTTGATCGTCACCCACGGTCAGCGTGATAAGCTCAATCGCCGGGTCGATCCCGACGCCCTCGACGGAGAGAATCACCCAGTCGGCACCCGAGGCGAAAGCGGCGTCCGGCCAGTCGACTCGATATGAACCGGCGCGCGCCTCATAGGCATGATTATCCGAATGAGCGGCGTTCAGACTACCTAGAGCCGTGGCGTCAACCTTAGCAGCCACCGTCTCGCCTTGGCGCCAATAATAGAGGTCGATATCCGCAATGGTGTAGCCGGTCTCAGGCGCACCCGTCACCGCGTTGCGGAGAACAACCGGCAAGGATACGTCCGTGGAATCAATCTTGATCTCATGGGCCATTAGAGTTGCCTCCCGCTACGCATTCCCGCCGGTCCCCGCAAGCCCGGTGCCGACTGATAAGCGCCCAGGTCCGGGTAGCCGTAAAAGGCTGGCGTCGATGATAAGTTGGCTACCTCGTGGGCAATCGCCCGGCACAAAGCGCCACCGCCCGCTACGTTGTTCAACCGGAAGTCGCCGCCGCCGACTAGGCACTTCTTTTGGGCTGCCGCAGTTATCTGCGGGCTACAGAGAATGGCATCCGTTCCAACAGACAAGATGTAAGTAGTTTCGCTGTCGTCGAAATACACTTCATCGCCGATCTGTGCCCCCGGCCATTGCGCTCCGGTCAAATCCTCAATCGAGGTATTCGCTCCAAAGTCCGTCGCCGTTGCACCGGATGCCCCGGCAGCCAGCGCATAGTGCGGTGCGGCCTGTACGAACGGGTCAGCCGTCAGAGCGATGACATTGCCGAAGTAGTCCGTGCCGTTGATCCCGCCGGACGTATTGCCGTAGTGAGCGAAGTTCTCCAGAAGCGGCCAGTAGTCGCTACAGTCGATGCCGTAGGTGCTGTTAAGGGCTGCGATGCAATTGCGAATGATCGCCGTGAACATGACAAAAGGCGCCACCCCGTAACCAGTATTGCCATAGAACACACACTCATCAGCAAGATAGTACGGCCAATAAAGCCCAACGCCGCCGTTGTAAGCGAATGTACTCCGAATTGCGCTCAGAACACTATACGCGCCATGACTGCCGTTCCTTCTAAACATGCTGTCAATCACGCGGACCAGCCCGCCGCCATTCACTCCATATCGGGCATTGTGATAACCGAGGCATCGCAGTAAATGAGTCTGAGCACCGAGAATCGACCAACCGTCATAACAGTCACTCGCTTTGCAATCAATGAACCGGCAATAGTCCGCATTCGCGCCTACGGTGATACCGTTGTTCGGCGTTAAACCGTCCGTGTTCTGGAAGGTTGTCCTGAACCACAACCAGACGTCCGCCGTTACCATATCCAGAACAGGGAACGCCCCGCCACCAGCATCAATCACCACCTGAGCATCGGCAGTATCCGCCGCATTCCGCCCCACTACGTAAATCGGATTGCTTGTAGCCGCGTCGCAGTTGATCGTTATCGCGGCACCGATAGTAAGCGGCACGTCAGCACATGCGTGTATCTTGGTGCCGTTGGCCGGTGGGTTTGGATCGGCGTTGATAATATCCCAAATATCGTCGGCGGCGTTGGGGTCCACACCCGCCGCGTTAGCTAGGCTGGTGCCGTCCTTGGCGCCTTGCGGCGTCTGCCTAAACCAGAGTTCACTTGGTAGGGCCATCGTCAAACCTTCCATTCCGCTTGATTCGTAAAACCTCCCGCCGATGAGAGAGAGATATGATGAATAGCAATAGGCCCGTTAACCCCAGCGGCATAGCGTACTCGAATCGGATGCCGGTTACACCCGCCACGTTCACCCCGCCCTGCTGGTCAGCGACGATACTCTCCGCGCGCCCGGCCAGCGGGGCGGTTAGGGTCGCCCCTTCCCGCCCCGCTGTTACCTTGCGCAGTGACGCACAACCCGCGCTAAGGGCCGGAACGCAGAGGATAGAAAAGAGGGCGAGTACCCCGCAGAGTCTCATTAGTCAGGGCCGCTTGCAACGGGTTCCGCATCATCAACGGGTATCTCTTTATCACCGCCTGCGAAACCGAAGATCAACTCCCACAGCTTGTCCTTGAGCGTGATCTCAATCACCGGGTCGGTCTTCACAATCGGCGTTTGGTAGAATCCCCACTTCGTGCTCTGCTCGAACCCGAAGCTCCCGTGATTCGTCGTGCAGCCAACTCCGCCAAGCAGCCCGCACACTGCCACCAGGCACACCATCACGCTTGCAATCGTCCATCGTTTCATCGTCTTGTCTCCTTATGCTCTGTGTTCTAAGTAACCTTCGATACAGACCGATACGTCTGACCCCGCCACACCGCTCCCAACTTGCTCGATCTGTACGTCTATCATCGAGCCCGCCGCCGCCGAATGCGGAGTGCCCAGGATTGCTGAGCCTGTATTCGCCGCTGCCGCGATCTGGCACATGTTCCCTTGTACGTCCGAAAAGATCGAAGCCGTATCGTCTCGCACGTCGATAATCATGGCCGCTCCCGTCGGGGCTGTGACCGCGTAGGCCGTCACCTTCGTAATGATACACCCGCAGTTAGCCGGGACAAACCACTTGGGGTTCTGTACGGCTACCGCCGCCGCGCCATCTAAGTAGATCAGCGTGGAGAACGGGATCGAATACTGCTCGACAGTCCCCGTCCCGCCGCGTGATTCCGGTAAGGCCGCCGCCGTGGTGGCGTTGGTATCGGAGAGGTCGATCGCCGTGAAGGCCGGGTCAGCCGCCGCACCTTGACTGAGCAGCGGTATCCCCGTTGTCCCCGGCGCTATGGGTGTCACCGCTGCCGTGCCGGACCCGATCAGCACGTTGTGATCCGTTAAAGCCGCCGCACCCGTGCCGCCGTCCTCGACGGCTACCGTCTTGCCCGTATGATACACGTCTTGAGCAGCTACCCCGTCGTGGAAAGTCAAGTCGGCCCCGTTGCGGCGGATTCGCCCAATAGCGCTGGCATCCGCCACCGCATCGTCAAGCTCGATTTCGTCGACGTTCACAACGTCGTTGCCGTCCACGTCGACATCTTCGGTTGCCGCGTTCGCCGCCCAGCCCTCGGAAGAGCCCTTGCCGTAGTTATAGTGGCGGACATCCGTGACCGACGTTATCGCCGCCGCTCCCGCCACCACGATGGCCAGCGGACGATGCTCAGTACCCGGCCAGCCTACCGCGTCGGTGACGATCTTGAGCGTTTCGTCGGTATCCAGATACACATAGTTCGTGTCGCTGGCGGTGACTGCTTGGCCGGTGGCCCCCTCGAAGTGGTAGTGGGTCGCGGCGATCTCGTATCGCATCGGGAAAGCGCCGATCGTCAAACCCGCCTGGCCGATGACGTACCCGCCCATGACATCGGCCACAGCATCGCGTAGCCGCTTGCCCTCCCGCATAAACTCCCGCAAGCAATCTGCCCCCGCCGTATCCTCCGCGATATGGGGGATCGCGCTCCGGGTATGCGTAGTGCCCTCTAGGGCTTCCGCGTCCCCGTCGCTGATCGTCTTCCAGGCCGGGAATGTCTCTGCCATTAAGCTGCCTCCGTGGCCAGCGCCACGTCAAAAGTCGCGGTATCGGTCCCCGCGTCATAGTTGTCAAGGGTGAACGTGTTAACCGGCGTCGGATTGTCCGTCGATATCCAGCCGGTGAACTCCTGTACACCGCCAAATACGGATTGCCCGGTCTGGTCATACATCCGCAAGCCGAATTTGGCTTGTCCATAGCCGCGTGACGCTCGGAAGGCTACCACCAAACGCGGCGGGATATTACCGTAAGGATCAACGCCGTACCGCTGAAGGCCGTACACCCCCGCCCGCCGGGCCTGACCATTCAACCGGCCCCGCCCATACGGATGTTTCCCGTAACCCCGCGCCCGAATCTGACCGGGGAACACGTCGATCGGAGCGCGATTCAGCGGCGGGCTCGCATAATCCACCGTCCCATCGTATTCGTCCCAATAGATCGAAGCCTTGTCTCCGGCGTCGGCTTCATCGGGGACCGCCATCAGCAACTGAAGTACCTGATCGGCCATCAGACGAGCCCCCCCTGCTCGATACCCGCATCGAATCGCACGTCCGCGAAGTGTACCGCCGTACGCCCCGGTCGGAAGGTGTGTACAAGCGTCACGATTTCCGCCGCCTGCGGGAAAGTCACGCCCAAGCCAGCCAGCCCCTCACACTGGTCGCCCAGTCGCAGAGTCGGCTCGATCCACCAGACAGAGGGGTTGCCGGATATCTGCTGTTGCGCCGCAAGCTCCGCTTCACTGGCTGCCAACGCTTCAAGCTGCTCTGTCTGATTGAGGCTCAGGAACTCGGGATCGTCATACTCCAGGGATCGAAGCACCGAATTGCCACTGGCCCGGTCTCGGAAGGTGAATCGCCCACCACAGTCGATGATCCGCGATGCGGGACGGGCGAAGCCTGAGGTGCTCCACCGCCAGGCGATCAGCCGCCGGTCGCCCTGGATCGTGCCCGTGACCCGCATTCGGAGCGTGCGATTCAAGATCGCGTTCAAGAAGGACTTGTTCGGCTGTTCTTTGCCCTCGCACCACTCGCCCACGTTCTTTACCGGGTCAAAATGCTGATTATCCTCCCAACCCGGCCAGTAGAGGCGCGCCAGGTTCGGATGGCTGATCCTGATCCCGCACTCATTGTCCAAGGAGGTGATCTTCACGCCGGGGAACGGCGTCCATTCGTCATCGTCCTTGAACTTCATTTCGAGCCGTAGCGGCAGACGCCCCGAATCATGGGTCTGGCTGATCGGGTAGCCTAAAGGCCGCGACCGGCTGACCCACGGGGCCGCCGCCGCTAGGGCACAACCATAAGGATCAGTAATCGCAAGAACGTTGATGTCCAGCGATTGAGAGATCGGCGAGTATTCATCCCATCCTAGCCAGCCGGGCAATGGATAGGTTCGCTGCCATTTCGGGTCGGTCCGGCGGCTGTCGGTGGGGAAAATCCACACCCGCCCGAGATCCGCTACGTGTTTATGGTCGGGGTGGGCGGAATCATGGATCGACCGTACCACCGGCTGATCGTCCTCGTCAGTAGCGGGGTCGATAAGATCAAGCCAGTACGCCTGGATCGTCGCCGTAATCGCGGTGACCTCATCGAGCACCGCGAACGCCGGGGGCTGCGCGTCCGCGTGATAATCGCCTGCGTTCGCCATTATCCACGGAATCCAGCCGGGCCGCAGGTGCATCGTGACCTCATAGAGCTTGGGCGAGTCCAGGGCGATGACCTCATTCGTCGCCCGGTGATCCACAGTGAAGGCCGCTGTCTCGCCGGGGTTCTGTTGAGCCATGAGCTTGTCGGAAGGTGGTGCGCCGCCCCACGTTTCCCACGGCGGATCGCGCGGCCAGTCGAACTTTTCAGCGCGCCCCATCTGGCTGCCCGTCGTGCCGATCGCATTGTCAGCCATCGGCCAGATTCGCAGTGAGAAGAAGAAGTCCGCAGCGGTCGTCGGGGATTCTCCGCTACCGGCCCCCTGTCGCTGACCGCGCTTGATTATCGGCACATCGACGTGGAGCCCATGCTGAGTGCAGATCGTCACGAGAGCCGCCCCCAGGTCCGTAGCGTCCAGGCGGATGTCGTCGCACCGCATAGTCAGCCGCTTGCGGAATTGGTCGGTGTCCTCGGGATCGTGCAGGTAGCCTTCGTCCTGGAACGGCATCAAGTCCCACCAGAAGCGGATTACGTCGATGTCTTGGGCGTCGATGTAGTTGTGGATCAGGTAGGCTAAGGCTTGGCCCACCGTCCAATACTCCGCCGTCGGATCGCCGTCATAGGTGAACGTATAGAGGCTGACTTCCGTATCGACGGGCTCGCCTTCCTCTTCATCGCCCAGCGGTTTCGTCGTCGTGATCGGATCGGCGGATCGGTTCGGCTTGCCGCCCGTGTTGAAATGGCAAGGCAGACTATCGACAAACTCGACATCTGGGGCGTCGATATCCCACTCCTCGTAAGGCTTTCGCCGCATCCACCGCCCCCACACCATCGAATCAGGATGCTGACTGAGTTGGATATCCGCCAGCGAACGGGCCATGACGGTGACCCGCTGGCGTACTTTGTCCCAGCGTATTGAGGCGGTCTCCACGTATCCGCAGAAAAGCACCTGGGCATTGCCCTCAACTTCGCGCACGATGATCCGCTTGTCCGTCACCATGCGTTCAAGCCAGTCGGTGAAGTGCACGTCCCCGATCCCGCCAGGTGCGGGCTGCCCGCCCGCGATCAAGTCTTCCCAGTTCAGATCGACGATGAAGGTAGCGGTACTGTCCTGTCCGTCGCAGCGTACCGTTACATCCGCAGGCAGCAGCTTTTGAACGATATCGAATTCATCGGTCTTATAGCCGGTTTCCAGTAAGACATGATACGGCGTATGGCGGAAGGTCCGCGAGTCCGGGGCATTCGCCCAGCGAGCCAGCGGTCCGCCGTCGCGGTCGTGGGCGATCGCTGTGTCCTTGACGGGCGAACGCTGACCCAGAGCAGGCGTGTTCTGCTCGGCTGTCTGGTATGCCTCGCGTACCGTGACCATTACTCAAGCACCTCAAAGCTCATTCGGAACTGCTGCCATACCGGATAGCTGCCGATCCCCGTGGTTGCCCGCCGCCCGATCCGCTCGTAAGCCCGCAGGACGACCCGCAGGCCGATAATCCGCGTAGAGGTCCACGACAACCGCGTTGGCTGTGCTTTCGCCATCGTGGCCGGTGTGCGGAGCCGCTCGCCGGTTATCGGGTTGTGCCACGTGCCGTAAACGTAGGTCTCGATCTCCGCCTCGATGGTATCCAGCCGGGTCGCCAAGTCCGCCCGGATAACCCCTTCGATAATGACCAGCCGTCGCTGGAAACCCATGATCTCTTTGAACGTCTGATCGGATTCCGGCAGGGTGATATCGCTGGTCGCTACCTGGAGGGGCTGCTGGGTCAGCCGGTTTGTCGAATGGGCTTGGCTGGCGGTATGGTAAATCCCCGTCGCCTGTCCCCAGTCCAGGATGGCCACGCTGTTGTAACCGCCGAACTCCGGGTAGGCTGCCATCAGTTACGCCCCCCCGAGCGGACGCGCTCGTTGCCGGTCTTTGCGTGGACAGTGGCGTTATACTGCTTGTTCTCGGCAATGTTGACATTGAGCGTCACATCACTTGGCCCCATATGCCCGGTGCGACGTAACAGCATTTCTAATGCCTGCATCTGGGCCGAGCTAAAGCCCCATTCCTGCGCTTGTGGACCACCGATAAGACTCCATAGTTCAAGCCCCAAGCCGACTCCAGTCTCTCGACGTGCCTCCTCAAATAGCTGTTCCTGCGGTGTCCGCCCGGCTAGACGTGCCCTGGCATCAATTGTGATTGCGCGATACTGTGCGTCTTGTTCGTATTTCGCGAGCTTCCGCTTATAAGTCTCAGCGGTTTCTAATACTTCTTTTCGATCCTCTTCACTTAAACCCCATATCCCTTCCTTTAGGAATTGCTCGGCTTCGGGGCCGCTGATATCCTCCCGCATACGTTGCCGCCGCATTTCCTTGTCGGCTTCCGCTCGGCGCTCTTCTTCTTCTTCCGCCCGTTCAAGCCGCTCGCGGCGGTGGCGCCGCTCGAAATCCCGCGCCCGCTTTTCCTGGCTTCCAGCGATATCAATCGTTTCGCCAGCGGCGGTTACTCGCCTCATTTCTTCCCGAGTAACGAGCCCGATACCCGCGACGATGTTCTGCCGCAATTCGTCTTGCAGGTCCGCAGCGAATCGGGGAGCTTCCATGCGATACATCTCTCGCGCTTGGGTTTCCTCTTCCGCCGTAAACCCCTTTTCTTTACGTAGCCGCGACAGTTCTCGCATTTGCGTCACGGCTTCATCTTCCAGTTTCACCTCTTCGGCTTGGGCGTCTTTGCGGCGTTGCTCCTCCTCCCTGAGCTTCGCTACCGCTTCCCGGTGCTGATTGATCGCCCACGTAAGCGCTATTACGCCGCCATAAGCCAGTCCGCCCGCGCCGAGCAACCCGAGCACGCCGCTATACTTTTCGATACCCGATGCCAGCGCAGAGAACGTGCCCCTCAGCGTCATCTGCTTAGTGGCCAGGTCGCCCGCGATCTTGGCGCCCTTCTCCATTGACGCGATGAACGCCCCGAGCATGGGGTTAACGCGGCTGCCCAGCTCCGCATAGTCCCCGACCGCAGCCGTTGCTTTGGTCTGAGCGGTAGTGAACTCGTCAAGAGGTGGAGCAGCTTCGGTTATCTTTTGGGTGAACCGATCCTGGGCGTCCGCGACCTTGTGAAAATCGGCGGCCCCCTTGTCAGCCCCCTGG